GTACCAAACAACCCTTACGTTCAGACTTTAATGACCCAAGATGGTGAAAAGCTTACCCGTGGTGATAAGGCTTTAGCAAATGTAAACATTCCAATTCCAGCTAGCCCAGCTGTTGGTCATAAATCACAAGAAGTAAAAGGCTTTTCTAAAGTCTATACAAAGCTACCAACTAAACTTAAATAAGTTTTTGTAGTTGGCAGTAACAAGCAAAGGAATTAATTTCCTTATCCAATACAATAACATCTCTATACAAGTACTCTGCAATTGTAACTATAACTTGTCTCTTGTTTTCGTCTTTTAAATCAGACTCGTAAATGAAATTAAGATAGCTCTTGAGTAAAGTTCCGTAATCACCTTGAAACTCAGTTTCATTGTCAATCAAATACTTTCTAAGTTCCATTAACTTACCAGTCTTTACATAATCATGTATTTTAGAGGTTATAGAGTTCCTATCTACGTTCTCTTTTATAGTTAAAGTTCCTGTTACACAGTACTTTTGCACTGTATTAATGATCTTTCTAATATCTGGGTAGTTATCTTTAAATAGTTTTCCTAATTTCTGCTTTTCATTAGAAGGTATATTAACTCCTTCCTCTTTCATTATATGGATGACTCTATTTACAACGTCTGGCAAATTAGGGTTTAAATCAAAATACTGAGTCCTGCTTTGTATAGCAGGAATGATCTTATGTTTATAGTTTGCAGTAAGAATAAACCGGGTATAACCACTGTATTCTTCCATGGTATTACGTAAAGCTCTTTGCCCATCAATGGTAATACCGTCAGCTTCATCTAATATAACAACCTTTATGTTCCCATCAATGCTCTTAGTTTGAGAAAAACCGCTAACCTTACTTCTAATAGTATCAATACCGTTCTCATCAGATGCATTAATGTACAAGTACTGGCATTTGAGTATGTCCTGCACTATAATCTTAGCTATAGTAGTTTTACCAATGCCGGGAGTTCCGACAAATAGTAAATTAGGAATCTCACCCTTTAATGCTTTGAAATAGTTCCTATTCTCTGGAGAGAGTACCATCTCATCCAGAGTACTAGGCCTATACTTTTCTACCCACAGGTTATTAAACATATTATTTTGTAGTTTTATCTGATGATCCGAAACCCTTATCACCTCTAGCTGTCTCACTTACTTGATCAGTCCATTCAACGTCAGCCTGAATTAATGGATAAACAATTAACTGAGCTATCTTATCTCCAGGCATAAACGTTTGAGCAGTGTCTAAGTAATTATACAACTTAATGCCCATATCTCCACGGTAAGGATTGTCAATAATACCGAAATGCGGGAATATGCTCTTTTTAAAGCCTACTCCTGAACGTCCTTCAACTCTTAACCAATACCCTGGAGTAATGTAAGCAAGTTTTAAGCCTACTGGCACTACTGCAAACCCTCTTGCAGGTATTGCAGTTGTTTCAACACAAGTTAAGTCTAAGCCTGAATCACCTGTATAAGGGTCTGCATGGTTGAACTTAGGTAGTACAGCCAATTCATGTGTCTTTATAAATTTAATAGTAACTGGAAACATAGATACAGTCATTATAACACCGTACCAGTTTAATTCAACAGATATTAAGATAAATATCTATATGGCTGACGAAAATGATATGGATGATGCACTTAATCAACTTGTTGATCAATTGCAAAACAACACTATTACTAAACCTGCACCTAAAGAGGAACTTAACATAGATAAAGATAACTTGGAAAAGTTCCTATTACAGTACTCCGGTAAATTGGTTAAGGGGAGCGTGGAGTTTGTAGACGATATTAAAACTTATATATCATCGGCTCCTGATGCAAAGGAAATTGCAGCTGTTGCGGAACTTATAGCCTCGTCTGCATCAGCTATTGAAAGTTTAAACAAGATTTTAATTAGCAATAAACAACATGAGTCTAAAGTTGCGTTAAAGAATATGGATATTGAAAGTAAAAAGCAACTACAACAGATTGATATGCAGGGTAAGTTCCTAATGAATAGAGAAGAGCTTTTGAAAAAGCTTTTAGACGATGCTAAAATTATTAATGTTGAAACTAAGGAACTTTAAACTGTAGCAGTATTGGTAGTAGAGTATCCTAGTATGTCTGATGAAGCATATTGCTTTTTGTTAAGTAGATTCTTTAATATATCTACGTTCTGACACATACCTTCAATATCAGTAATTGTGTACTTAAAGAATATAGCACTTCTATCTGGGTCCTGATCTTTAGGATTTATTTGTCCGAAGAATAAAACAAACTGGCTCAAGTTACCAAGTATTGCATTCAATGTGGTTAATATTGGAATCTGGAACAATATAAGTATTGTAGTAAATTACATCAGTTACAAGGTTAGTTCCGTGTGAGTAGGTTGCTGTAAATGGGTTAGTAAAATCATCCTGTAATCCTGATAAATTTTGCTTTATTAAAGGATCATTATAGTAGCTAAATGTCTTAGCAATTGCTAACTCATTTTGGGATAGTTTATTTACTGCTGTTGCAGGAACATTAACTGGGTAAAAATACAGTTCATCAAAAGTATCAAAATACGGACTTACATTGCAGTCCATTACTGATACACTATCTGCCACAAACCCTACATCCTCTGAAAAAGGCTTAAAGTATACGTTGTTTATTATTTGCTGATCTACTATCTGTTTATACTGATCTGAAAGTGATTGATATTTCTCAATAAAATTGAGTATAAAAATGTTATCCATTTGCTTTACACCTGTAACGTTCCCATTAACATCATATGTAGGTATACTAAACCCTGTAGAGTTTAAAACGTTAAACAAATTACCCATTGCTATAAGCATATTAGTGGAAACTTTAGTTTGTTCTAAGTCAATATACTGCTGTAGTTCCCCTAAGTAGTTCCCAATAGCATTTAATATGTTAGTGCTATTGTTATAAAAGTTTATACTTGTATCTTGTACAATGTCAATGTAATCTGGTAATAATGATGTTTTATAACTCATACAACGTCCTCGCTATTCTTTAAGTCAACGAAACTATATGTTTTAACTGCAATAATTTTATCTATAAATTGATTATCGTTTACAAACAAATGCTCAATATCTAGAATAAAGTATATACCTAGGAACTTATTATCAAAGTCATTATCAATATAGGAACCTGACCTGTCAATACTAAAGAAATAACCTGCTTGTCTATGTAAGCCACCCTGTACTGTTATCTCTACACCTAAATTCAATTTTAAGGCTTCTCTTAATAACTGGTTTCTACCAACTGATAGTTTAATAAAGTCGTCATCTTGACCAAAAATTGTAAACACGTTATTGAATAACTGGTTAGTTTTTTGACCGTTATTAAGGATAAGGTGAGGGTAAGGCGATATTTTACCTTTCATAGGCTTTACATAAAGATTGGTAAAATCTTTCTTTACGTTTTCTATGTTACCGCTTGTGGCGTCAATTTTAAATGACTTGTCATCAAAATGATATGTATGAACTAAATTCGTTTTAATATGTTCCTGATATAACTGTCCAGGTGAATTAAAAAATTTAATATCTATAATATCACTCGTTTCACCAAACTCTAAAGCATATTTTGGTTTCTTTAAATCATTCTGTAAAACTGTTTTAATATCTTGACCACCTGGTATGGTTAAATTTTCTAAAAAGTATGGTCCCCCCGCATCTAAACTTTTATTGAAACTTTTACTAAAAATACTACCTGCACTTTCAAATGAATATTCACCGGTATATTGGTTCTTATTTAAAAGTGAAAAGTCTTTACTGTCGCCAGAACTAGCATGATGTGCTAATAAAAATGCTAAGTCATCCATAACAGTGTTGTTGTTAGGAGAGCTATAAAATATTTTGCTACTACCATCATCAAAGTTTTCAGGTACTTGCTTACCATTAACTGTTTGAGTAGCCACACAAGTTGTGCCTAAATTGTCTTGTAAAAGAGCTCTTATTATTTTACCTGTTTGAACTTGTCTGTCATTGTCTGATAAAAATGCTATGTTACTTCCGTCTAACAATGAAGCGCAAGAAAAGAAAGATTTTTTTTCTTTTAACAACTGCTCATCAAAATCCATTAACTTAAACTTTTTTACTTTACCATATTCGTCCGATTCCATGTCTTCTTCATCAGATAATACAAATATAAGCTGTAAACCAAATACCTGATTATAGTCTTCAGTGTTTACATCGTATGGATTTTTACCATTGTCAGCTGGTATTATACTTAGTAATAAAATATCTCTATTATCACCTCTTACCCTGTAACTTTGTAATGATTGAGTAGTGTTGGGTGATAATTCAGCAAGTGTCGGGTCTGATTTATATCTTTCAAAAGCATTGTCTGTATTATCAATTACAATATAACCTTTAAAAAAGGGATCATAAACATTATCATTAATTGAAAGCTCTCTTATAGCACTTTTTTGTAATTCCACAACTACACTATTAGGATTGACAAGTGTTGCACGGAACACATAGTTTTTCTTATTAATTAAATGGAAAAACTGATTGTAATTTTGTGAGGAGTAAGAAAATGTCTCTGTATATCTCATTGCAGTTGTTGTTTAATACTATCTAGTATTGGCTTCACATAGGGTTTTTGTATTACTTTTATTTTAGTTCCTGCTGATATCTGTTGAAATGGGTTTGTAATCTTGTTTACTATACATATTAACCACCACAAATATGTAGTACCATATAACTGATAACTCAACACACTTAATGGTAGTGATGTAGGCAGCACAATAACATCAAATATGTTACTAGCTATATTATCTGGCACTGATATGTTCTTTAATATATTATAGTAGTAAAAGTTAGGGGCTGGTTCCCCGGTTGGTGTTGTTGAATTAGGGGTCTGATAAACTTTAAACAAGTTTTCATACCTGTAAGCTTCTAAATTTGGTAAATCTGTTATATATTTTTGATATTGCCCTTCCATGTTATACTGCTCCTGTATTTATTGGTGATTTTCCTACTGTTACCGGGTTTGGATTGACACTAGCATATAAGAAGTTCCTTGTTTCTTCATTTAAACCTTGTAATGATATTGATACTTCATATGCATCAGGAACTATAGTTTCAATAGTAGTGAAATTTGCACCAGTACTATTTGATATTGGAACCGTCACACTTTGTAGACGTCTTGTACCTAAAAACTTTACTGATAATCCTGAAATAAATGCATAAGGCATATATACTACGCCAGGAATTTGTACTTGATATATTACCGGTAAATCGATAATTGATCTTGTAATTCTTCCTGGCCTGTTTTGATATATTAAACCGTATAATAATTGCCAGTTTCTAGAAATATCTGAAACTTTACGTGTATTGAGTAATGGGAATACTAGTTCTATTTTTCTACCATTATCGCCCATTGCAAACTGTTTTGATTTTTCAATGTACACGCCCGGTTTTAATGCTCCGACTAAATTAGTAGTTAAACCTGCAAATCCTTCAACAGCACCTGCCACCTGTCCTAATATACCACCTGCTTCACTACCAAAATCTAAGGAACTATCATTGTAGCTATCACCTAGGTACGGAAACTTATAATTAAATCCTGTATTTTCTGTAATATACAAATAATCGTACGGGGCTAAAGCAGGGTTGTTAAAAGATCCTGAATTTTGTCCTCCTGTATTGGTAGCTGCCCCTTGAGCATTGTTTACGACGTTATAAAGTGATTGTGATGCGTTTTTAAGTAATGCGTTACCTGCTTGCCCCCCTGTCTGTAAAAGTTTAGTAATAGAATTTTGTAATGAGGTTGGTAAAACGCTGTTAGCTGATTGAGTGGTAGCTAAAATAGAATTAATAATGTTTGAAACATTACTATTGACTATTATTCTTCTTTCGATTAAAGTGGCATATGGTACTCCAACTCTAGACGTTTGAGGGCTTACTGTCCATGGAAATGTATTGACAACATCTATCCAATCTGCCGTTGCACCGCTAGATGTATCAGTATAGTACTTGGTGGGTAGTACAGCGTTAGCAATATTTGATGAACCTTGTGTAGCGGCATTATTATTAACACTAGCTTTATTTCGTGTTAAGATGGGTAATGGCTGATTTGGTACCGTATATAATGTCCAGAGGTTGTTGTTTAATGCAGCCATATATTATATTTAAAGATTAAGCAGGTGAACCGAAATCCAAACCTTTCGCTTGAATATTTCGTATTGACTTGTGATGATGTACACTAGGTGAAACATGATTTATCACACTTGCACTATTGCCACCGACATTTAAATTAGCTAAAGCATCTTTTATTGAAATTAATATCCTATTATTAACTGCTAGTAGTTCAGTTTGTTTAGATAAGTGAGACGATGTTACATCAGTTAAGTTTTCTAATGCACCGTTGTTCTTTTCTAATAGTTTTGAATTGTCTTTGATTGCATCTTCAGAAAGATTAGCTGTAGCTAACTGCGGTGTTTCTTCAGGTGGCTCTGGTACTGCGGTTTCAGATGTAGATGTCTTTTTTTCTCCTACATCTGATGCTTCTGCTGTGCTTGCTTGTTTATTTGGTTGTTTATCTGGCGTTGCAGTTGCAGGTTTTGGTTTTTCAGCATTTAACTTAGCAATATCTGCATCTGTTGGTGTCGTGCTATTATCTTCCTCTTCAGTTTTAAAACCAAAGAAACCTTTTGCCATATTAAGCAAGTGTTTTGCACCTTTACTTGGGTCAAACTCTAATGAACCATCTGGGTTTATAGAGAAGAATGATCTTAATGAAGCAGGTAAAAGATTAAGCAACATCTTATAAAGAGGTTGCATTGTTTTGTTAATGACCTGTCTTACATCCATTCCCTGTTTAGTTGCTTCTTCTGCAGTTGCAGGAGCTCCAGCTAATTCTGCAAAGAATCCAAACCCTGGTATTGCATATGCAAGTTTATTAAACCCGGACTTGTAATCTCCTCTTACTATATCATACCAACCTTCAACTGCTTGTAAATAGTTGTGAATAACTGGAATGTTATAAATGAATTTACCCACTGCTTTTGCCCAATCCTTTAATATACCAAGTTTCTTTGCAGTACGTTTTGTTGGGTCTTTTTCATCATTAGCTTTAGCATCTAATACTGAATTCATTATATCTAACCCTAATGATAAGGTTGTACCAAGACCAGGTACTGCAAGGTCAAGTAATGATGCAAGACCACTTATTAAAGCTATCACACCACCTACCATGTCCCCGGACTTAAATCTTGAATAAGCATCTGCTAATCCTAAAACTGTACCTACTATAGGTATCTTTTTTAGTACTTTAGGGCCTAAAGTCTCACCTAACTTTTTAGCCATCCAAAACAAGCCACCTTTTATGCCTACTTTACCCAGCATGGTAAATAGACCTTTTAGTGGACCGTTGTTAAATAACCCCATTACAAAAGAAGCTATACCACCTAAAACTAATAAAGCAGGGCCAATAAGCAGTTTTACATATTTCATTACTTCACTATCTTCTTTTTTATCTTCCCCATTTTTGGGCATACGTAAATTTGCTATTTTTTCTAACTTCTTACCTAATTTGTCGTATGTGTTTTCTGCTTTCTTACCAAATTCCGACACAACAACATGCTGTTCTTCTTGCACCACCTCTTCTGGCTTGTCCTGTTGTTTACCTTTACCTGATAGTAACCTTGCTAAAGTGTCTTTAGATTTTTTACCAAACTCTGATAAGATGATTTGTTTAGGTTTTTCTTCTACCTCTTCAGGTTCAGTTTCAGTCTTAACTTCAGTTCCAAGTAATTTCTCTATGTTAGATAACTTTTTGATTACTTCGTCATTGTTACCTGAAAGTGCGTCTTTATCTTCTGCTGCTGGTTCAGCTGGCTCTGGTGTTTCTGTCTTTTTACCAAAGAAACCAGCTATTTTATCTAAAGTGCCTTGTTTTTCAGGAACTTTAGTTGGTTGTTCCTGTTTATTCTTTGTTTCTGGTTGCTGCTCAGCAGTTTGTACCTTCTTTTCTAAGTTAATAAGGTTGGCGCCAAGTTTATCTGACACTTTAGTTAAAAGTGCTAGAATCTCTCCCATGCTTTTATCAGTCGCCATATGAATATTTATGGCAAACCTATTATATTAACTATACAATGAAGAATTCAGGAATAATATCAATAATAGTATCGGTACCAGGTATTGTAGCAAAACTTCTTTCAGTATCTCTTATAGTATTGATATAATCGGTGATCTGCACAAATTTAATACTATCTATGTTCTCAAGCAAGTTAGCTGCAGCTTGTAAATCCGTATGTAACAAAATTTCTTTATCATTTACCTTCAATTTAGGAATGAACTTTAAGATCTCATGGACAAATAGGTCGCTTATTAGTGTCTTAAGCTTATTACCATTTAGAGTTTCATTCTTATACTTGTTTAGTAACACTACATTCACCTTATCGTCAATTACTAAATTAGGCGTCCTAACTGTAAATGTGTAATTGTCCATTACAATTTGTTTTTCTGTTGGTGTATAGGCTATGGTCCTATTTTTGGCTAAAATGTCGTTAACTGAAATGGTTGTGTCGTTCTTTTCATAACTGTCAGATAGCTGTGAACGTAACTGTAAAGCAAAATTTACCCTGTCTACGGTATCAAATCTTGAAATATCACCGCCTAAGTTTTGTTTTAAAATTTTAAAGAAAGTGTTATTAAAAAACAATGATGCTAAAGTGGAGTCAACAGATGATTCAATAATGCTTTTCTGTTGCTGTAAAGTTAATGGGGCTAACTGTATATCTTCTTTAGTAGACGGTGAGTAGGCAGCAATAGTTGCCTTTGTTGTGTTAATTTCTTTAAGTAGATCTGTAAAACTATTGTTACTCATAACAGTATTTACTTACTAAGTTAGTTATTCAACTATCCTGACCATTGTTGCTTTTACTTTGCTCACTCTTCAAGGAATTTAAAAATATCTTAAGTTCAGGCAATGTATATTTGTCAAAATCATTAGCACCGAAGTTTAGACTTCTTATACATACATATTCAAAGTTGTATATAGCACCAATGTTATCGTTAAATACTCTTTTTAGAAACCCTAATAAAGTACCTGTAATAATATCAATCTCAATATCTTTTATAAATGGTATATTAAGCTGTCTAAATTGGTTTTGCAATCTATTAAAAGTATCCTGTAACGGTATATTTGAATTGTTAATGACAGTTAGCTTTTCCTCGTAACTAAAAGTTGAACATTCAATTTCTTTTGTTGGTACGACTACTTTTTTGAGGCTATCAGCAATTACCCTATCAATGGTAGGGTTGTATAAATTATCTGGTATGTTAAAATGGTACTCAACATTTTTATCAGTAACCACCACATCATTTACTGTGAATTTAAATGCATTTAGTATGGTTTTCAAATCCATAGTAGTGTTAATACCGTTATACTGGAACGCAAATTCATTACCATACAGTAAGTTCCTTATTAACAGTAAACAATAAAATTTCTCTACACAGTTTAGCGTGGGGCCTATTACTGTTGAACTTAAAATTTCATTAAACACTGCTTGTAGTTCATTCACATCATCTGTAAATAGTTTTTTGCACAGATTTTTATATTCAGTGAAAGATATTTCTCTTATCTTTAACTGTTTACCGTTTATATTGTAATTTAAATGATTTGATATCAATGTATGATAAATGGTATAAAGCTATCTACCGTATAATCATCATATATAAACGAAACATCGTATTGTTCAATACTCTCAGCATCATATGACAAGTTACGTGTACCCAAATTTAGTGGCACACAGTCATAAAACTTCCAAACTTTTCTATTTACCATAGGATACTCTGCAAAAGTTTTTCCTAATTCGTAAATGTATATATTACACTTTACATTTAAAGGGTCGTTAGCATTTCTTGCTACATACCCTGCATGGGCAGCTGCAATTAACCAAGGCCTCATTACAAAGTCTGTAAACGATGTATTAGTTTCTCTAAACTGAAGTGTTAAATTGTTTGAAGCAAATGCATCTCTTCCTTGTAATACACCACCTTGTTTAAAACCGCTATTGTTTTCAATGGCTGCTGTACCTGTACCTAAATTTTCTGATGGAATACTAGCTCCTGTTATAAACATACAACCGTATGTTTTTTGTAGATCATTTGTTTTAAGTTCTGTTATAGTATTATCAAAGTTATTATTGTAAACATCTGCACCTTCTAGTCTTCTTAATAAAGTGGAAGATATCTGATTGGGTATAGTGTCTATAATAACCATAAACTGTGTTCTTAAAGGTATGGCAGCTACCCAATTGTCCATAGTTTGTAAAAAATGACTTACTGGGCTTGAAGTGTCAAAACCTTGCACATTTGATGCAATTCTACCATTTTGATAAGCAGCTTGCCCCACTTGAGGTGTTCCAAAAATAGATTGCAGATTGTTTAGTAAGCCTGGAATTTTACTACTACTAAATTTCTTTTCTAATCTACCTAAAGCACTGTTACTAATTGCTTTTGATACTGGATTGTTATAGCCACCATTTTTTAAGTTTGCTAAACCTGCCGCAGCATTAGAAACAGAATTTAAAAGACTAGACATACAAATATTTAATGAAAAAAATACCGCACCATAAGATGCGGTATAAATTGTTAACTGTAGTGGCTATTAACCTGTTTTTCTCCAGTAGTGATATGCTAGTGTAACATCAAAGTTTTGAATTTCACCAGCTGTTGTAATATCATATGCTAAATCAGCTACCTGTCTAATGCTTACACCAACTAATTGATATTGAGCTACTTTAACTAACTGTTTATCAAGTTGTACTAAGTCAATAACTGCTGTATCTGATGGTGCAAAGTAGTTACCTGTTGATGTTGCATCATCGAATGTATCGGAAACAACTTGTAAGAATTTTTGTCTTAATGCTTGTGCTTCGTCTGAATAGAAATTAATAACATATGCTTCACTGCCTGGGTATGAAACTGTTCCTGGAATGTTAAAATTTAAGCCCATATAAGGAGCTGTTAAGTTTGCAATTTGTTTACCAGGTAAATTAGCTGTTCTGGCATATACTAAATCATTTTCTGTAACAACCTGGCTACTAGCATTACCGAAGTTAATGTTAATAACTCTAAACAAATTTGAACGTGCAAAATCCTTAGCAATTGCTTGTGTGTAAAAGTCTTGAATCGTCTGGGAAGTATCCGCCATGAAAATATTTAATCTGTGCAATTAGTAATAATACGTATTTTATAAAAAAAAATACACAAACAATTTAAAATTTTTATTAAATTTAACAATATATGGAAATTATCCTAGTATTAATTGCTGGTTTGTTGTGTCCATTTTATTGTCTAAAAGCACGTTTTTGATGATTACGTCCTTTTTAGAATACCATACATTGTTAATAAGATACCCAACCGAGGTTACTTCTTGAATAACCCCGGTTCTTTCATTGGCATCAAATGACGTTGTATAATAAACTGTTTGACCTTTCATATAAGTTATGCTAACTCACTGAAATTGGTACCGGTAGGTGTAGCATAGAAGTTTACTAAGATAAACTCTGCTGAACGTACTGGTTGTAAGTAAATGTCAACAACAAGCTCATTTGCATCAATAACAGCTGGTGTATTATTACGTTCATCACATACGATTAGGTAATCATATACGCCTTCTGTATTCTTAGCATTTTCAAATAGTGGCTTTAACGTATTGACTAGTCTTGTTCTTGTTAATAATGTGTTTGGCTCAAATACAAAGAATTTAGCTGTTGCATTTGTAGCTTTTTCAAGATTTAAGAACAATCTTCTTACGTTAACTCTATCGAATGCGCTAGGTTGCTTTAAGAATGTCTTTTGACCGTAAATTACATAACCCTCATTCGGGAAGAATGCAATTGGATTTACTGCAATGTTGTATAATTGATCTCTTTGCTTTTGATTTGGATAAAGAGCAATGTCAACTATACCATTTACAATACCTCTTGTAAAGCCTGCTGGTGCAAACCATGGCTGGAAGTTAGCATCTGTATTTGCATATGTTGCTGCTACGTAGCCTGAGGATGGAATCCAAACATTGTCGTTAAGATTGTTATCAAATACTTTGACCCAATTACCATAAATTGACATATAGCTTGTATTAAATGGCTGCGTTGCAGCTTTAATTGGGCTATACACATTTAGTGCAAAATTGTATGATGGGTTATCTAAGATCTTTGAATTTGGACCTTGTATGAAAAGATTTCTTGGTAAGTCACCAATAAAGATATGATCTTTTCTTACTAAAGTTGCAAAATTTGAATACTTGTTAATGATCGTTTGATAATTTTGAATAAACGTCTTAGCTGTTGGATCTGTAATACTGCCTGGATCTGTTACATATAGTCCATTTAATGGAATTGTAATTTCATCATTGAATACGCTTATTGTAGAGCTCAATGAAGGTGTGTTGTTCATATACTGCTGTACTGCAAATATCGTTGACATACCAGCATCAACTGTCACGTCAATGTTATAAAGTTCAGTGTTAGCAGCAATGTTTAATAATCTATCTACCTTTGCTGGAATACTACCTAAATCTTTCGTTTGTAAGTTACCATTAGTATATGAACCTAATGGGAATAAGCTATCAGCACCAAGTAGTGTGTTGTAAATGCTGACTAATGTACCTGTTAAGGTTGCAACTGCTGAAGTTGAAGTGGATGATGTAATACCAAATGCTGATGAAGCTGTGGTAAACAATGTATTAAGACTTGCACCGGAAGAATAGTTCTGTGTTACCATTCTTATCTTGTTTGTAGGTGCTCCACCGTTATCTAACCAAGGTGTGCCATTAATTTGCGAAATGTAGTCGTTAACTAATACTACTACGTTTGAAGATTGATTGTCTTCTGTAGCTAGATAAAAGTTTTGTGGGCTTCCACCGTTAGGATTGTTAATTGTTCTCCAATAATCTAATGAACCTGTATACTTTTCAACCAACGAGTAAGCTAATTGAATTGTGTTAGGTGAGAAAGAGGACTGATTTAATTTAAATACGCCTAAGTTTAATGTATCGTCCCAAGCTCTTGTTCCGATGTTAAAGGAACTTGCATCTTCTAATACTTGTGATACGCTTGGACCTGTATTACCTGTAATAATTGAACCGTATGGTAAATTATCAGATACAGCTGATAGGTTAAATGCTAATCTTGCTGAAGGTAATGTAATATATGGAACTGTTACCTGATTTGGATTTGCTGTAACAACAGATTGGACAGTTAAGATATCATTATAATTGGAACTTGGATTGATATTTGAGTTATCAATTAGGCCTACATAATAACCTTGATAGGTTTGATCAATAGTTGTTTGACCTTTGTTTAATACAATAACGCCTGAACTACCAATTTGTGAAAGCTGTGTGATTGGTGAAAAATTGACTGTATTGCTCCAGTTAAATGAAAAACCGCTACCGTCTGTAGCAGTGCCCTTTTGAATAATGGCTTGGTATTGGGCTTGAGTTAGGTCAAAGTGAGATGGTTGACCGAGCACATACATAATACCCGATTGCTGAGCATTTAAAGTTGTAAACTCTGTACCGTAAATTGATTGGTTGTTATTGTCAATACATACTGGAATAACTGGATAAACTAATGCACCGTAATATGTACCAAAACCTGTACCGTTAGCAGGTCCATAAGGCATTCTATAAACATTAACATTTGCCGAGGTATTAAAAATAGGTGCAACAGATTGATAAAAATATCTTTCTGCTGGAGTCTGCGGCGTGCCATAAACCTGTTCAAATTCATTTAACGAATTTACCTGAACGATTTGATCGGATGGACCTTGTGGTGCAAACCCTGCTACTAAAATATTTGTCCCGGTTGGTAAGACTGGTGTTTGACTTAGATCAACTTCATTGATCTGAACACCTGGTGATTGGAGTGTTAATGCCATATATTATTATTTATAGAATTGCGAATAAAAATTACACCAAATCAACAAAGAATTGAGAGAACGCAAACTCAAAAGTCGTTTCAATCTCTTCTGCATTTCTATAATTATAGTCAATAAAGCCTAGGGAAACTGGAAAAGCTTTTGTGTATGTAAACATTGCTATGTTTTGATCAAACTCATCTTTTGCATACATAATAAAGTCTGATTGATAGGAAGCAGGGCTTAAAGCCTTGTTTAAATTCCCGTTATTACTCACTTGCGTGGATGGGACAATATTACTACTATTATATAGCGATGTTTTTTGATCGTTTAAAAGATTAAGCCATTTGTATATAACCCAATAGTTGTTAAATCTGTTATCAACCGTAAAATTCACCGTAATGTTTGGATATGGCGGCCTGCTTAATGATGACGTTTTAATTGACTGGCCGCTGTACCCGGATATGTTAGCAGGTACTGAAATTTCTGGCACTACTGCCCCGTAAACTGAAAATTGAATAGAGTCTTGATTAACAAAGTCGTCACTTCTTATAGATAAATCATTACTAATAACTGACCTCATTATTTCAGGTAACTGTATAACGAGTAAAAATTTATCTTTTCTACTTTTATTAAACTGTGACTGAATAACAGGGTCTGAAGTTGGTAATGCACTCATTGTAGTGGTTTAAATCCTTGTAAAGATAGTGTATACATGTCGTCGTCGTAGGGGTTAGGAGAATCAGTTACAGATTTTCCAATAATTGACGGTAATGCATTGTTTCCGTCTTTTTGATTGTAAAAAGAGTGAGCTGATGTATAGTATTTAATGCCATAATCTAATTGCTTTAAAATTAGCGGTCTATTATTATTATCATACTTTACAACTTCAAAATGCTTTGAAACTAACGCTTCGTCTAATATAATAAGAGCCCAAATCATAGACATTACCCTATCATCATGGTATCCAGCACCTTTTTTAGCTGCCCAAGTTCCGTTTGCACTTCTAACAAAGTCTCTCATCTCTTTTAAAGTTCCCATATCTTTAATCTGAACTACTTCTAATTGATTAACCCAGTAACGCATGTTTGTAACGCCAGTAAATTTGGTATTTGTATGTGCTACAACACCTAATTGAACTTTTGTACGCCCTGTTACTGATGCACCCCACGATACAATATTATCATAGCTGTGAACTTCACGTAAATTGTCTACAACCTGGGCTCCGCAGTTATTTCTCTCAATACAAACAAGAGGTTTACCCCATTGTGTTAAAATCTCGTGCAATTTTTCAGTGAAATGATAAGGAGATATGCCGTTGTTGTGATATACTGCAACTTGCTTTATAGAAGTTAAGTCAGATATATCTAATATTTGAATTACTGAAGCATCCTTATCAACACCTTCACTTACGTCAACTCCTGCTACATATATATTAGAGTCTTTTGGTTCTTCCCAGATAAGATAATGTCCGTCCTCCATTACATACTTCGGGTCAGTGACATACACCTTTAACCTGTCATATAATTCCTCATTAACGGAACTTTCACCAGAATCTAGGAACTCACAATTAAACTCTTGATTAAATGCATCTAAACTACCAATAGTTGCTACGGTTTCTTTCTTCCATTTTTCATCTCTACCTGGAATCTCATTCCATAAAATTTTATCACTTTCCCAACCGTTCTTCTTTTGTTCTGCTCCAATATACAAGCTATGAAACAAATTGCCTGTACCGTTTGCAGTAGAAGCTATAAAGATTTTTGATTTCTTAGATGATGAAACGATTGGATACACTGATTTCCAAAATTCATCAACTAAATGAGGTTCAATGAACGCTAACTCATCTAATATAAGACAGTTGATAGATTGACCTCTTGCAGCAGTGCCGGTGGTGGTTGATATACCAATTCTACACCCGTTACCTAGTATCATAGACGTTTTACCATACTCTTTAACACCAGGTTTTAACCAATTTGGTAATTCCTCATATGCTAATCTAATTCTTCTAAAGATTTCTATTGCAGTGCCCTCTTTATTTGCTACAATTAATATAGATTGGTCTTTTTGAAAGCATGCAATCCATAATGCATATATGGTCATTAACGTGGTTTTACCAATCTGTCTAGAAGCTAACAATATAAAGAATCTATTATCACGCATCTTACGTAACACTCTCTTTTGACACAAATGAAGTTCAATTTTTTGTTTACCTTCGTCTAATGATATAATATGGAAGTGGTTTTCAGCAAAATAGAGAATGTTTTTTGATGACTTTTCTAAGTCCGCAATCATCTCTGGTGTGTACTCAAATTCCGCGTTAACGGTTGGGAGGTTAGGGTTATTTAAATACGTCTGTTTGTTTTTAAGCATGAGCGATATAAATATTTACATGTCCACTTCTAAGAACCTAGTAGATATATGGGAATTATATAACAGTCAAGTGCTAAATGAAAAAGCACCTGCTAAACAAGCAACGAAAATGACCACTAAGAAGGGTCCAGGTCCAGTTGACTTAAACAGCCCAAAGGCTAAAGACATTCAAAACAAAGATACCTCTGGTCCAGCAGCTGCTGATGGTTACGGTGATGTGGCAGTAGACGTACGCAATCCAAAACATAAGAAGGACAATGCATATAATATTACGAATCTTAGTTTTGGAGAAAATTTTGACCAAAATATGGAAAAAACATCAAAAGACAAGATAAATAATAATATGAAATCTATTTTCAATAAACTATACGAAGAAGTAATGGGTAACGAAGATGCAGCTGATCTAGCAGCACTCGGCGTTGATTCAGAAGGCCAAGGACATGAAGGTGCAGAAGGTGAAGATGCAGATCTCACACATGCCGAAATTATTGAGATGCTTGAAAAGGCATTAGCTGCATTAAAGAAACATGCAGAAGGTGAATCTGAAGGTGAATCCGAAATGAGCGGTGAAACAGAAGGTGAAGCCGAAGGTGAAGCAGCTTCAGAAGATAATGAAGAAGATGCAGATGAAGAAGACAATGAAGAATCTGATGATGCTGATGAAGAAGATGAAGAAGTTAAAAAAGAATCATCTGGCGCAATTTATTCCGTTGACAATCCAGTAGATGGTGACGGAAAGCTAGTAAGTGATGAATCCGGCAAAAAGCTCACAAAGCATAATATGATTAAAGTCGGTGACAAAACTGCAAAACTTGCTAATAAGGGCAAAGCACAGTACAATGTTAACAATCCAGTAGATGGTGATGGTAAAGAAGTACCAGACTCAGCTGGTTTAGCAATGACAAAGCACAATGCTATTGAACCTAAGAGCAAGATTAAAGGTAGAAATCAAGAATTCTTCGGAGTATAAGATATAACGAAAATAGATTAAATTAAAGCCGCTAGCAATAGCGGCTTTTCTTTTGCTTAAATATATTCGTGGACCTATTCAAAGAGTTTTTTAAATCTCATACACCAACATTAAGTCTTAGAGGCGGTGTACAAAGAAGACATCGCAATCCATTAGGAACAACCGATGTAAACAGACATTATAGAAGGAAACATCTTAATTTAGTTCCTGATATGTACAAGGCTAAAGAGGACGCTAATCCAAAGATTGAAACTCTAAAGAAAGGCCCGGGTAGATTTGTCTGTAATACAAAAGACTTGCAGTATATAACAAGAAAATTTTTAAAGGGCTTGCCTCCAAAAGCAAATGAAATGAAAATGCTTGGTGGTAAAATGGGCATAAAGCTTTACCATGATATCAATTCAGGTAAATGGATTATAGAAAAAAATTAACATGTATAACGCACAAAATAACGGATTACCTGGGGTAGTTGACTCAGATGGTTTTTGTTTTAGATACGTTGATAAAAACGTTATACAGAATGAAGAATATTTGTTTAGTAACTACTGGAGAGAACAGATTAACACTTACGGTACTATGGTTACGTATTATGTTAATGCTTATAACGTACTAAACGCAGATAATTTTTACGGTGAACAACCAACACAGAAATATGCTGAACCTAGAAATGTAGTTTTAGCAGTTGACTTAGCAGAAAACGCAACAGCATTATCAAAATTTGGTTTTCAAGCAGATGATGAAATTACTGCATATATTCACCTATCTACTTTCTATGATGTATTTCATAATATAAATTTAGAAATACTAACTAATGAATATTTGAGTTCTCCTACGTTGTCAGCTAAATTAGAAACAGAAAACTTATTTGGATTACGTACAGAGGACCCAACTACCTTTGAAACGCAATTTAATCAAGTACAACCTAAAGCAGGCGACGTTTTTACACTAACAGAATACGGTTACGGACGTCCAGGACCAAGAAGCGGATACAATTACGAAGTTACACAAATTTTAGACCAAGATATTGCAAGAACAAATCAGTTAGGTGGTCATTATGTTTGGATCTTAAAGGCTAAGAGACTTGATTACAGCTTTGAACCTGGTCTATCAGCAGAAAAAGGAAGTGATCAAGTTTATGACGATACTTCAAGTGGTGTTTTACCTGGTGGTAAACAAGACCCAGCACCGCCTAAGAAGTATGATGAAATTTACCCATTAACATCAATTGACCAAGTTAGCAACACCACTATATTCAGTATGTCAGCTAATGATGCAACTGACGTGTACGGTAACTACTAATCAGATTAAGTTTAAAAGATAATCTATAGTATTTTCTGCTATTTGTTTACTGTCAAATAGCATTTCAAACCTACCAGCACCGCCGCCCATAAAGGTATACAGCACTTTATTGTCTTCCTTTAACTGTATGTTGTATATCTGATAAGTTCTACCCGGTATAAACAACTCTTTAACCTTACCAGATAGTTTAGGTTTTTTGACAACAAAAACTTTACCTGGAATGTACTTCATTTCTTGACAACCCAATTTTGAATATGATACTTCATATCCTTTTCACGTTCTTGAATGTATTTTTGAAATGCTAAAGGTTTTACCCAGTTAAGATTCTTGTCAGGATTAATACCCAATTGCTCAGCCTTGTCACAAGCAAGGTTTACCCCTTCAAATAAACACGCAAATCGTGTTAAAAAATTGATATCATTCTTGTAATCAATTTCAGGTTCTAAATCTGAGTCTTTTTTTGCTCTTTTAACGTTTTCCATCGTATAATGATTGTATGAGTTTTCCTAATAGAGTTATTTTCATTTCCTTGTCATCTATGCTGTAGTTTTTGTACAACTGTAGTAAATTAAACGTCAAATCTTTAATAATTTTTTTATTCTGTATGAAAAGTGCTTCCTGATCCTTGTCTGATGTATCAATTGTATTTTTATCAAGGGCATGTATCAGTACTTCAAGAAAAATTTTAAGTGCTTGATTATTTTTATTTTTTTCTGTAGCCAATCCCTCTTTTAACTTGAACAATTCTTCCATACTCAAGTTAAGACATGTGCTTATGCTTTTAATCAGTTCATTTAACTGAACAACTGGTGCTTCTTGCTTAATGTCAGTTATTGAGGAGTTGATCTGTGTGGTAATCTTATCTAATTCACTCATTTTTGTGTGTAGATAGGTTCCGTGGTAAGTACTGGCTTAATATCAATGTCAAGTTTAATGGTTTTGTTACATTCACTGCACTTATATGTAACGTTTTCATCAAATCTAACTATAACATCTTGTCTATTCTTTTGTCCACAAGGACATTCCACTAATGCAACTTGTTTTACTGCCTCTTTAAGTTGTTCTATACGTATTTGTTCAGCTTTAAGTAACGTTCTATTCTCATATATGGTGTTGCCTATGTAAAATGCCATGACCTGCACTACGAAAGCTAATAAAAACACCAAAATCCAATGTGTAACAAACAATGCTGCTATTAAACCGCTAACTAATGCGGTGATACCTAACGAAATTAAAAACTTTTGTATCATTTACCTATTGTATCTATGCCATTACTAATATCAACTATGGCTTTACCTATAATAGTGCTCTTTTCTTTGATTTCTCTTAATAGATGCTTGTATTTGTCTTTAAGGGCTGGGTTTTCTAATGCTAAATCCATTATCTTAGAAAGGTTTAACGTTGCTATATACATATCTGATAGGACTTCATCGGCTTGATTCAGTGGATATGGTTTTACATTACCGGCATCATAATTTGTATCCTTCTTATTAGCGTTTAAGAACGATTTGACTTGATTTGCAACAGGAGGTGTCTCTGTTTTCTGACCCATTATCTGTCTATTTGCATTCATCATTGAGTCATCTTCTGAAATTAGCCTTTTCATATTAAATATTTATGTAAATCTAATAAATAATAACATATATGAGCGTTTACGAGAATAGATTTAAGAAGTTCTTAGTAGAAAAAGACGAAACACCTGATGTTCCAGATGAAATGACGGATCAACAGGCTATGGCACAGACGTTAGATAAAGGTACCGCTCCTGAGGACTTTGATGTAGAGGCTCCCCCAGCAGGTGCTGTTGCTAAACCAACACTCTCTGCTATACAACAAAAGATGTATGATGAATTAAAGGCTTGGACAGAAAAGATTGATGAATTTAAAAAGTTTCTCAATGATCCAAACCCAGATAGCTTAGTAAGCAAATTGAATGCTGCTGAAACAGACACTTTATTTGATAAAATCAGTACTGCTGAAACGAAAAAGATTGCTCGTGTTGCAGCAGAGTTGTCTAGCTTTAATGAAGACCTAAAAGGTTACTTAGCTACAGCTCATGACCCTAAGTACCGTTACAATTAAGATACACTATTCTTAATTTTTGTTAGTATTATCTTTGCTTTCAAACCGCTGAAAGAGTTTTCAATAATAAACTTTGGATCTATCTGGTCTAAATTTTTTGAAACACAGTATTCATTTATATCTTTAAATTTTTTCAGCTCTTCTGGCCATATAAAGATCTTTTCATTAGTATCTGTCAATGATATGCTCTTTTTTAATGATGCTTTATCGTTCCACTGATTATCTAAACACCAAATTTTAGTGTAAGTGGGTAATGTATTAATTTGCTGCTGTTGTAAATCGGTGAATATCTTGTTTCCGTCTTCAGTAATACCGCATACTGCAAGCCCATTCTTTATAAAATAAGAGTCAATAGGACCTTCAAAGATAAAAACATATTCCAATGACTGATCTATATTGTGGATACCATATAAACTACGGTTACTACGTACTTTACTAAGGTACTTTGGCTTTAACTTGTTATCAGCTGGTAATAAAGTTCTGGTTTGATAAAAAATGATGTCGTTATTTGCATCATAAAAGGGAAGTACTAACCTATTTTTATGTACTTTATCGGATAAAGAAAGGTAAAAAACTTTTGGCCTGTTTATAGCAGTATCTAAACGTCTTTTCTTTATTAAATCCATTGCTATACCCACTACTTGATTGTCTTTATGGAACTCTACTTGATTTTTATCAGTTAAATTGATGCAATCGTCGGGTAATGACTTAGACTCAGGAACTACCTTAGTTTCAACTTGCTTTACTGGAACCACATCATTAGTTCCCTTTTTTATCTCAGCAATTAACATGTTAAACGGCAACCCTGTTAAATCACATAAGAACCCAAATGTCTTCTTTGTATACCCACAGTTATGACAGAAAGCATACTCTTTTTCTGGTATATAAAAGAATCTCCTCTTCTTTCCAAAAGAAGACCCTTCTCTACAGAAGGGACAACTACCTTGATAGGTTTTAGCTATCTTGTTATACGTTGGGTGACTTACGCACTCAAAGAATTTCTGTACAACAAACTGTTCTGGAATTGGTACCACACATTATTATGTGCGATAAGACGTATTTTTCAAGGAGTTTCTTTGACTATTTTTGTAGTCTTGTAATACTTCACCTGTTTTAGCATCCTTAACACTGACCATTCCTCTTTTTACAAACGATCCCGTTACTGGGTCATTGTAAACTGCTTGTTCATATGTTTTACCATCTTGTGTAAACGTGTTAATAACTGGGTAACACGCTTGCCCACTGTAAGGCGATATAATTTTTGTCGGTTCAATAAACATGTCCATGGCAATATTTAGTCAGAGACCTTATGCGATCCAGAATTCTGGCTGTTATACTTGAACTGAGCACAGCATAACTTGTATATATTGCCTGGTAATGTATGTGCTAACTCAGCAATTTTATGCTCCATAGCAAAATCAAACTTATCTATGGGTATTGACCTATTAATATTCTTTGGAATGCTTAAAAAGTGATAGTTATCCATGTCTTTCTTAACATAAACTAACATTTCACCGACATAAGTCCCTGTCCCTACAGCAAAAACTTGTTTACTCTTTGGTATTACTTTACTCTTTCTATTTAAAAGGTTCTTAAAAACCTCAAACTTAGATGGTACTAATGGTTTTACCTTTGAAATCATAAGAGTTTCTATGGAGAAACGTCGTTTATTCTATCGTTCCGATATTCCCGTCGTTTCTTACTATATGTTGTAGAAATTTCTGAAGATAATTACCAATAGCATCAGCTTCTTGCTGTGTATTGGCTGATATAATTGGTGGCACTTGCTTGCCTTCCATATCATAACCTAAAATTATGAAACTCTTCATAAATTCTTGACAAGTACCTACCATTGCGTCAATTTCTTCTTCAACTTGACGTCTTTTTTGCATTGACCCAGCCAGTTGTATACGTATTGCATCTCTCACCACCTGCAGGACAGCCTGCTGAGTTTCAGAGTTTGAAGGGTTAACTGGTGCAGGTATCGGGGTAGGGACTGGTTTTTTTCTACTTTGCTTTGTTTTTTTATTACCCGAACTTTTTTTATTGGTGGGTAGATCTGCCATACTTTTATTTAAGTTTGGCAAATGGATTTTTCGTAACATCGTTATTTACTCCCCTGTTTAATAATTCTGTGACTAGGGTTTCAATGCTTTCTGTTTTAAAATATGAACCTTTTGAGAATTTATTACCACCGTCATCAATTTCAAACAAAACTTCGTTTACTTCATTCTTATTTGTATAACAAGTGACGTAAACAGAACATAAGCCCGGGTCAACCAACACCGTCCAACGTCTTGGATCGTTTTGTCCGTAAGCGTTGAAGATCTTCCATACAATAAACCCGCTATCTTTTAGTCTTTTAATAAAATAACCAGCGGTTTTAATCTTATTGGATACTTTTTTCTCTTTTAACTTAAATTGGCTGAGCATATTAATTAATTAAAGCTGAAACTATATAAATCAATTTAGTATTTCCTTTTGATAGTGATATTTTTATCACTCCGTAAGCAGCATTTATAGCAAACTCTAGTTCATTACATTTGCTATAATTTATAAGCCTAAAAGTCTCAAACTTAATAGGAATACTCTTTGTTAGAGCACTACCAGTAAAGGCATCTGCTATTACTGTCTGGAAATTATCAGAATTTTGAGCATTTCTATCACCTAACTCACCATATATCTTATTATTCTCAAAATAAACATACAATTTATTAGTGTCTGTAGTAAAAGCTGCACCTTTAAACAAAGTAGCCAGTTTAGCTTCAGTAACTTTAAATGTAATGTCAAACTTTAAGTCATTTATCTTTTTAATGTTAATGGATGGTAGCTTCATTATACCATCTTCAAGTAAATGATATTTAAATTTAAATGAATCACTAACGTATTGCAAATTATTTGAGTTTAAATCTAAATTTAACTCATCTGAGTCAACGCATTCCAGTACGCGTACCAATTTTTTGATATCACCTACATTTAAATTACGATCTATATCAGATTCGCATTCTGTTTCAGAATATAGTACAAGAGTAGCATCCTGAGATGCAGTAATGTTACTAATTTTATTTTTTTCTACTTTAATTACAGTAGAGTCATTTAAATTAGAAATAGGTCCAAGTACATTACTTAGAAACTCTTTTCTATTCTTTATTTTTAATTTCATTTGTCTATTATAGACCTAATATTCTTAAGTACCAGTTACTTTTTTTTTCTTTTGTAACAAAATGTCCAGTTTTTCATTTATTGCTTTAATTTCTTTCTTTACTTCACTTATTTCAGCAATAATATCTTCGTACTTAGTTACTTTACTAAAATCAAATTCAAATTGATTAGGATCACTTACTGGTTGTACAACAGGTGCTATTTGTTGCGGTTGTGATATAGTAGGAATTTGTTGTACCTGGGGAGGAGACCATTGCGGTATTTGCTGTACTTGTGGTTGTGGAGGTAAACCTTGCTTTATAACTTCAGCAAGTTGTTTTTTTACCTCTTCACTTCTACGGTTTAAAGTGCTGGAAGCCCCTATAATGGAGCTATCCAGCTGCTTTAATTCCCCAAAGGTACTTCCCATCAAACCAACTACTAAATCTAGTTCGTTTTTATCCATTAGCTAGTTGCATCAAGTTCTTTTAACAAGCTATCAATATCACTATCATTAGTATCTGCTTTAGCAGGGGCTGGAGTTGGCTTTTTAGTTACAACTTCAGGTTGGTTGTTATCAATTACATCAACTTCATCCTTAACTACAGTGCAATAATAATGTTCATTTAACATTGCCTTAAGTTCGTCGTAGGACTTAGCAGGAAATACTTTATCTAGTTCAAATACACTTTCATATATCTTACTAGCCTTAGTATCATCTAGATCTGCAATAGCTGTTGGCATTGAAAACTTTGATGAGACGTAACTTGGATAATCACCTTGCTTTTCTACCTTAATCTTTAAGTTAACACCATTAGGTCCTAAGTCAAAGATACGTGCACCCAAATCATCTGCATCTTCACCCTCAATTGCATCGAGAATAATCTTTTGCAATTGCTTACCATACCGTAAGATCTTAACTTGACCATTATTTTCAGCATTGACTGGATCATTTACGACATAAACATTGACCAGCCACTTTTCTGCTCTACCAATTGCCTTGATCTTCTCTTTTTCAGCATCTGTACCAGTACGAAGTACACGAAAACGTTCTTCAGCGATCGGATCACGCTCACCAAACGTTTGTAAACTTAACGAGCCAACATACTGGCCAGTTGCAAAACTAGTCCAGCCATGCTGAAAATAATGGAAAAATGTTTTCTTAGGATCTTTTGAAAAGGGTAACAATCTTACTGTATAGGTATTACCTACTTCAGTCTTAAGAATATTGCCAACCCCGTTACTATTGTTATCTTGTGCTAATGCACCTTTAATACTTTGGAATAATGAGTTACTAATCATGTTTGTCATAAAATTGTCTATATTATACGTTATTGTTTTCAGATGTCAACTTATTATACATTAAAATGCATAATTTTTTTGCTTTTGTGCTGCTAAAATACTTAGCCCTATAAAAACCTAAATTACCAAATGTGTCGCCAAATACTTCTCTCTTTAAATCACTATCATAACTTTGTACTATCTTTTCAAACCCAGGAAATGCAAATAAACAATATATTATAATGTTTCTATTTTTTAAATGCATCATGAATTCATGCCACTGGCTATCTTTTGGCTGATAGTTGACGTAGTTTTTTACTTTAATTTGTTTCTCGTTACAGTAATCTCTAATAAACACAAAACTATCTTTTATTTTAACTAGAGTCTGTGGATGATCTGGTGTGTCAACTAAAAACTTACTCTCATATATAGTATAAGCTTTGATAGCTTTTTGAGAAGTATAAAATTTCACCTCAACATGCTTATCATCGTAAACAAAGAAAGGTGCTTCAAAAAAGTCTTTAATGTTTATGTTTGGAAACCTATTAAAAAATTGTGCTAACTTAACAATATAAGGATATTCTTCCTTTTCTTCAAAGGAGTCAAAATTTTTCCTGTACCTGAACGGCTGGTTGTTGAGTTTACGCGACGTCTCAAGGTAACAATTGTAAATGTACTTTTCTTTTTCAGTCACGACGTTATTATATCGTTTTTCCTAAAAAATCTTGCCCTTATTAATAATCTTCGTAATATATTTTGATTTGGTAATGGAAGGCTCAAATATAATGAACTTTCTCAATGCTTCAAAATCACTATTTTCTGAAATTGATATCTTATACAGAGTTCTTAGTTTCTCTTCTTGTAAAAGCTTGGTAAAAATTGTTGCAAAGTTTATTTTCTTCCCATAGTACATATAACAGAACGTACAAAAGCTGTAAAAAGCGTGAGAAAGTTCTTCTGTTTCAATACTTGAATAAGGAGTCCTAATAATGTTTTTTTCTTCTACCATAAGCTAACTAAAATTTATTTAATTAGCCTTTTTTTATATCAACTATTACTAAACATTGTGAGTGTTTTAGTTATATTACTTTGATCACCTTGGTTCATTAAGGAGTCATCCTCACTTACTGTTAAAGTATGGTAATCTAACCTCATAATAGTAGTGCCATGGTTCTCACCGAAACGATTCTTCATCATACCCAGCTTAACACAGCCTAATTCTCTGTCTTCTTCGTCTTGAAATATACTAACAATAACGTCTGCCGTTGCAGCCAAGCCATAACTTTCAGATATTGTTTCAAGTCCAGGGTTCTTTACGTCAAAGCCCTGTCTATTTAACTGAGTAGCTGTAATAATAGGGCAACTAAACACATAACTCATAGCTCTTACCTGTTCTGTTGCATATTTTATACGTTCGTAACTATTATTACCAACAGTACTCTTTAAAAGGTTAACATAATCTAGTACAATTGCATCAATCTTAATGCCTTTGCTTTGAATGTTCTTAATAAAGCTTTGTACTTCGTGGGGAGTTACCGTACTAGGAGGAAACTCCTTAATTAATATCTTACAGTTAGGATTACCCTTAGCAATCTCATCAATTTGCTGTTTCAACGTTACGGTTTCTGTTTTTAACGTACGTAAAGGTATCTTAGTTATGTTAGATGATAATCTTTTTGCATAAATTAACTCGCTCATTTCTAATGATACGATTAAAACCGTTTTACCCTGTTTAGCAATGTTATTAGCTATGTTACCTAAGAAGATACTCTTACCTACATTAGTTTCACCTGCAAATATATACAATGCTCTACCGTTTTGTAAGAACCCACCGTCTAATTTATTGTCTAACCAACGCCAACCCGATGGAATAACAGGATGCTCAGTGGTTAAGTCATCAATCACAACGTCAATATCATTGAAAAGGTCTAAACCAATATCTCTTTTAAGGTTTATACCGCAACTCTTCTCAAATTTATCTAAAATGAACGCTGTATCTATCTTCCCAGCACCAACATCTTCAGCAACCTCTAACATCGTGTTATAAATTGCTCTTTCTTTAATGTACCTTTCAGTGCTTATGGTTAATTCATCTTCATTTAGGTTTTTATCTATGTTTGTAAAGTTTCTCAGTACAGTTTTGAACGCATCTCTTGTCTCATCTGAGTTTATATACGTTTTTAACTCAGTAACTGTTGGAATAGTATTGTGCTTAACGTAAAAAGCCTTAATCACTTCAAAAATCGTCTTAATATTCTTATCTTTGAAGTAATTTGGCTTAATATGATCTATAATACTAGTGAGATACTTCTCATCAGTTAAAGATTTATAGACAATTACGTTTTCGTACTCATCTAGATTGAGTTTTAATTCCATAGGTCTATTATACTATACTTCCGTTATACAGTCAAGGTCTTATTTTTGTATTTCTCGTACTTTTTTAAGAAATAAGCCTGTCCATCTAACCATTCTTTACTTTGCTCTCTCAAACCTGGTGAGTTATGTATGATTGGTATGTCAACCACGCCTACTTTTTGTTTAGCCAGGCTACAATCAAAGGAAAACACCAGGTCATAGTAATGGAACTTGCTTGGAATGTTCTCATCAAATGCAATATTAATAGGAAGTTTGTTCAAATTAATGCCCATAAACACGCCATCAATCATTAGTACCTGCTGATTAACGGAACCAAATGACGTGTAGCTATAGTTTTCCTCATTAGGTCCATGAGCTACGCACCCTCTTAAAGACTCACGAGTTCCCATTAAATGCCATAAAGCAGGCTCTTTCACCGTTAAGGAACACGTGCCCGCTACACCAAAAACCGTGTATTTTTCAGCACATTTTTCAATTTTTTGTAGGAACTCTGCACAATTTATATAAACATCATCATGAACCAGTACCAAAATATCTACCTTTTCATTTCTGCACTGTTTAAGCATTGCATTATATACCTTTGTAAGAGCTTCTTTATTCTCTCCTACAAAAATAATATCATCCTCTTTTACTGCTTGTGACTTATAAAGGAAAGTTTCCTTAAAAGTTTTTTTCTGTGACACTACTCCAAGTTTAATTTTTTTCATTTGTATTTTTCCCTGTCATCAAGTTCAGGCTTATTTTGTTCTGTCCACATTGCACCCATCACGTTCCACAACACTGCAGCTAAATGGTCTTCATCCTTTTCACCCATCCACCATTTTAGTAAATGACGCTGTGCACTGTCATAAAAAACGGAAGAAGTCATGCCATGTTTCCAATTATCAAACCCGTACTTTTCTCCCCCCTTGCGGTAATGGTCCATAAGACGTACAAATTCCTGAGTTGGTACCAAACTCATTCTTGGTTTACCAATATCTGTATCTCTTTGTGCTCCTGTATCAAATTGTCTTTTCATTTTTTAAAATACTTTCAATTGACTCTTCAAAATTTAAATCAAACGTGCCAAATTCATTTGCTCTTAAGTAGTACTGATGGTCAAATAAGCTATTATAGAAATGCACACCATCACTATTTTGTTCAGTATTGACAAAGTAGTTGTCACACTTATCTTTATAGTCTTTCAATGCTTTAAGTGTAAGCTTTTTAGCTATGCCTTGCTTTCTAAAAGCTTTACCCGTTACAATGTAGTATGTCTTCAACGTACCAGGTGCTTTTGTATTGACTGAAAATGCATGCAACCCAGCAATAATGTCCCCTACCATATAAACCTGGATAGGTTGAGTAACCCACCACAGTCTACTTTCCCAAACATACCCAAAAGTGTTAAGTATAAATGAGTCAGTGTTATCATAAACAAATTTCATCAAGTCCATTTTTTCATGAACTGTAGTTGGTTGTAAATATTTTATCATAATTCTAAAAACGGTGATTTTACTTTAAATGCGTCAACGGGCTTTGTACCTTTTTTACCAAACTTATACAAAATGCCTTCTTTTAGTTCTTCAAACCCTTCACCCTTTGCAGATGAAAAGCTATCTTTATCAAAGAATAAAGTACTGCCTTGTCTTGCAATATAAACATTATATGTCTTTGTATTGACAATCCATAAACCAAAAGTACCTTGTAAAAGCTCTAATACATAGCAAATCAAGTCTTGTTCTTTCTCTGTTGTATTAGCATCCTCAAACATATGTTCAAAATGAGTTAATAAAGCTGGTATAATACTTGAGTCAACTAGATTATCATGGGCTGGTAAGTAGTTTTCCTTTAATTGTTTAAAGTTTGTTAGCACTCCATTGTGAGCCACTATCCAATTATCTCTTATAAAAGGGTGGCAGTTATGCATTTTCCACTTTCTTTCACTAGAAGTGGGTGCTTGATTATGGCCTAAATAAATGAAGCCTTTAGGTAATTTGACTTTATTCCAGTCAAAGCTGCCTTCCGTCTTCTGCACATCATAATCTACACCATCACAGTAATAAACACCAGAAGCAAAGTTGCCTCTAACTTTATTAGCTTGATCTAGTACTTCAAACTTACTAGGATTAAATGCTCCGTATATTCCGCACATTATACGGTTATTATAACACAAAATTACCTAAAATCAATAAATATTATGTATGAATAAGCTATTTACCAGTAGTTGGGTACAAAACGTAGAACCATTAACTGAAGAACAATGGATGAGTAAAGTTATCCAAATTTTAAATGAAGCAGAAGGTGATGAGCCAAAAAGAAGAGGTAAAAAATCTGATCCTAGATATGGACGTTTAATGGG